CCTCTTGCACCCGTGCAAGCCCCCCCGGGTTTCCAAGGACCCAAAGGGGGTCCGCCCGATCATGACCCCTGCGCCTTCGAGCGTTGGTAGGCGAGCTCGCTCCGGAAGTTCTTGGCGAACGTCTCCCGCGTGAACCTGAGGATTGCCGTCATCACCGAAGTCGAGCGCACTACCTGCGCCACGCTCGGCCCATACAGCTCCTTGATTGGCAGCCGGTCCGGTCCCCTGCGCTTGAACACGCCGACGTGGCCAGCGCCGACCGTCGCGACGAACGCGCCGACGACCGGCTTGCGCGCGTCCTTGACCTTGACCGTCACGCCGACGCGCTTCCCCTTGGGCGTGGCCACGGTCTTCGGCTTCGCGCCATAGGCCGCCAGTGGAACAGGGACATCCTTCACCTTGATCTCGGCCCGCTGGCTCAGGAGATCCGTCCCTCCCTTGGCGCGGATGATCGTCACCGTGTCCTTGACGGCGCTCGCCTTGAGCGAGGGGATCGAGGCGCGGACCGTGCGCGAGATCTCGGCTCGGGTCGACGTGGCCGTGCGGTTCAGGGCGCGCGCTGCCGCTGCCTTGACCGCCTTCATGGTGAGGTCCGTCCACTTCTGCAGGTCGGCGATGGGATCGCTCATGCGAGGCGCCCCCTCGAGAGGTGATGGCTGATATCGACGAGCGCCAGCACGCCGACGCAGAGGAGACCGAGAGGGCTGTCCTGAAAGAACGCGACCACGGCGCCGACGCTGAGGAGCAGGTGCCGCAGTGCCATGGCGATGCGCCGGGTAGGGTCGGTCCTCACGGTGCGGCCTCCATGCCGACGCCCGTCGCGCGCCGCGCGACCGCGTCGCACTCGTGACACCGCTCGGAGTACGGCACGCCATGACCGCAGGCGACGCGCTTGCCGTTGCCGCCGATGCGCGGGCCGAACCCTTCGAGGTCGAGGGTCGACTGATTCGTCTGCCACGCCTCGCGGACGCCGGCGCAGAGCTCCAGGCCGAAGCCGCGCCACGGCTCGCGAGCCTCGGCGAACATCTCCTCGAGACGCCTGAGACGCGCGGGCGTGAGCGGCCAGTCCTTCACGCGCTACGCCTCCCGTCGAGCCGATCCCAGTAGCCCGTCACGACGGCTTTGATCCGGTCGCGCGTGCGGAGATAGGGGCCGTTATGCCCCTTCTTCCAGCGATAGACCGTCGTCCGGTCGACGCCCGCGTCGCGCGCGATGCGCGAGACCGGCACGCCCAAGTCCTTCGCCTGGCGCTCGAGCCAGGTGCCGAAGTTCTCGGGGTCTGCGGTCTGAGAAGGGGAAGAGGCGGATCCGTCAAATGCCAGCGCTGGCGCAGTCGCGTCGATGGGCGGCCTCGTCGTCATTGGTTTGATCCCCGCTATGAGGGTATCGGGAGGGAACCCTTTGTCGAGGACGAAATGTGCAAATAGGAGACACGCGTCTCCTTTCGGTCTCAGCGTCTCCGCTCGCTCGGACCGGTGCGGAAGTAGCGGACGAGCCAGTCGACGTTGGTCTTCGTCTCCTTCACGTCGCCCTTGATGCCCTCGATGTCGCCTTCGATCTTGGAGACGCGGCGGTCGAGCTGCTGCTTCTGGAACTCGACGATCGCGTCCTTGATCCCGAGGTCCGCGACCTCGAGCGCGACAATCCGGCGGGCGTGCTCGTCGCTCGTCGCCTCCGCCTTTGCCATCCGCCAGATGAAGCCCGAGGTCGGCCCACCGATCGCGACGAGGAGTCCTGCCGCGATCTTGGTCCGACTGTTGAGCGTCATGTGGGGGGCCTCCGCATAGCGAAAGGCCGGGCGGTCTGAGACGGCTTCCCCCCGGTAGCCCCTCTCTCGCTCGGCCGCGCCCTGCAAACGTTCGTGTGGGAGTGCTCTATCAAGCGTAAAAGGACGCGCGAACCTGTGCAAACTTGCATCATGAGCCGGGACGCGCTGGGATCCACTGGGAAACGAATGCGCGTCTGGCGTGATTTCTGGCGTGATCGGTCGGGATCCAGGGGGATCCATCGGGATGCGGCGGGAATGGCGTCCGCCAGTTTCAGCCTGTCTTTACCGTATATTCCTGTGATTTCGCTTCTGGTCGCCGAACCCCTCAGAGATCCAAGCGACCTCCCTAAACTCTTTGTAGCCTACTGACGCCGAATGACCTTTTTCCGGTCACTCCCCCGTCTGGCGTGATTCTCGGCGTGATCTCCTCCGTCGCCCGTCCGGACGAAGGCCGCTACCCTGGTCGGGATGTCGTTCACGACTGCGAGGTGCGCCTTCGCGTACGTCTCGGTCTGATCTCTCGACGAGTGACCCAGGTTCGCCTGCACCGCTTCGGCGCGTCCCTCTCTTAGCCCGAGAGTGCCGTGCGTGTGCCGGAGGACGTGGGTCGCCGTCCATTTGAGCCCGGCGTCTTCGAACGCTCGGTTGTAGGCCACGCGAATCGCCTCGTAGGCGACGAGCGCACCTGCCCGGTTCCGGAAGACCATCGTCGACATCGGCGCGCTTCTGCGTGCCGATTTGAGCGTCTCAGCCACAATCGGCGGCATGGGTAGCACTCGCCTTGAGGACTCGGTCTTGGGCGCGTCGGCCGGCTCGCGGGCCTGCCAGTCCATCGTCCGGTCGACCTTGATCGTCCCCGCCTCGAAGTCGACCCGGTCCCAGCCGAGTGCTGCGACCTCGCCGATCCTCATACCCATCACGACCTGGACGAGGGCGAGCCGGTAGTAGACCGGATCCCTCTCGTCCTTGAGCCGCTCGAGCCAGCGGTTCAGGTCCTCGGGCGGGATGAACTTCTCCCGCGACCGGATCCGCTCCGGGTCGGCCGGCTTGAAGCGCGCTCGCTTCAAGTGCCGCTTCGTCACCGGGATCACGAACCGCTCGTCCTCATAGTCGACGTAGAACTGGAACACGACCGCGAGAGCCCGGAGCTCCTTCACGAACGAGTCGCGGTTCGGGTTCTCGGCCGCCGGATGCCTCAGGAGCCATCCGACGAACTCGTCGACCTCGGCCGACGTCACGTCCGCCATCTGGACCCTGGCGAGCGGCGCCTCCTCGAAGAACTTGAGGAACATTTCCCACCGATGCCTCGTCGACGCCCGAAGAGGGCTCACGTGCTCGGCCCTGAAGCGCTCGATCACCTGCGCGAGCCGGAGCTCGCCCTTCGCCCCGCGTCCCTGGAGCCAGCGCTTCTTCGTCTCGTCGTGCCACGCGTGGGCCTCTGACTTCGTCTCGCACTGGCGGTCGGCGACGCGCACGCCGTGGACGAACACTTCTGCCCGGTAGTACCGCCTTCCGGCGGCCGTTCTTCTCTCAGTAACTGCCATGGGATTTGGTCTCCTTTTCTCGGAGCCACTCCCGCACGCTCTCCCTGATGAACACCGTGCGACCCTTCAGAATCACGAACGGGATCTCGCGGCGAGCTACCCAGTTCTGGATAGTCTTCGGCTTGCGGCCGAGGATCGCCGCGACCTCCGCGATCGTCATGACTCCGAGCGGGTCGCCCTCTGGATTTTCAATGAGCGCCTGACCGTCAGCGCCCAAGGTGCCCTTATCGCGAGCGCCTGTCTCGGGGCGATCGCTTCGGATTTTATGGGCTCTATTAGTCATGGAGCTGCTCCTCAATGTTTTCATAGAGCTGCTGCGGAGAAATCGACCACGACAACCGGCACGCCGTCGACGGTGAACGACGGCACGCCGCCCCACGGCGCGAAGAGGACGAGCGCGGTGATCTGCGCTTCCTCGGCGTACCGCCGGACCTGCCGGTAGACGTCCTTCCGCCCAGTCGAGGTCACCTTGCACTCGATCGCGACGCGCTCATCGCCGAGCGTCGCAAGGAAGTCGAGGCGGCTTCGCTTCCCGATGCGAACCTCGCGCGTGAGCGCGGCGCTGCTCTCAAGCAGGCTGGGGAGCGTCGCGCCAAGCGCGTCTTGGAGCTCGGCCTCGGTGTTCGCGGGGACGCGGATCCGCCGGAGCGCGCGTGCCACGTCACCGAGCAGCCCTGTCTCCCGCACGGGCTCCGGGACCGTCTCGCCGATGGACGCGAGGTAGGCCTTCGCCATCTCGCGGATCCGGTCAGGGCTGAACGAGGACTCGAGGACCTGAGCTTCGCCGGAGAGCCCCTCGACCAGCCCGTCGTGCTGGCTGCGCTTCAGGTTCAGGACCTGCGTCATGAACGGGTCAGCGCCGTCGTTCACCGTGAGGAAGAACGCCTGCACGTGCTTCGTCTGGCCGTCGCGGAAGACGCGGGAAACGACCTGATCCATGACGTGCGGCGACCAGTCGAGCTCGCCGAAGACGACCGTGTTCGACGCGTACTGTAGGCCGTCGATCCCAGCGCCGCTACGGAGGCTGATCACGAAGACCTTACACTCGGGGTCCTCGATGAACTTCTGCTTTGCCGCCTCCTTCTGCGACGGCGACTCGGTGCCGGTGTACATGACCGGCTTGTAGGCGAAGAGCTCCTTCTCCCAGACGTCGTAGACGTCCCGGTGCCAGCCCGCGAGGACGACCTTCTCGCCCTGCTCACAGAGGAGCTTCACGAACTCCGCGACGGGGCGCGCCTTAGCGACGCCGGTCGCGTGCCGGAGCTTCCAATCGAACTGCCGCGCCGAGTCCGACCAGTCCTCGGTCGACGAGATCGACCCCGACAGCACGGAGATCGCGAGCATTTTCGCGACGCTCTGGACCTCCCTGAGTTTCTCCATGTCGGAATCGAGCGTGTAGACGTGCCTCGAGACCGTCCCGAAGTCGAGGCCAACGTCCTCCGGCGTCCGGCGGAGGAAGAGCCCTCGCGACTTGAGGTGGGCATTGAGGACGGCCGGCTCGCGGACCTTTTTGTCGTGGCACCACTCGCCGACGAAGTCGTCGCGCGGGCCGAGCGCGTCCGGGCTGACCACGTCGACGACCGACCAGATCTCGGCGCCGTAGTTGAAGATCGGGGTCCCCGTCAGGCCGACGACGGTCTCAGCCTTCGTCGACAGAAGCCGGGATAGGTCGCGCTTTGTCGTGCCGACGTGCCTGAGTTCGTGGACCTCGTCGAAGACCACGGTCGGGAAGGTCTTGTCCGGACCGCAAAGCTCGTCCTGCCACGCCTGGAGGCAGTTGTAGGACACGACGACGGCGTCGACGGGCGGGAGCGGCGTCGCCTTCATGCCGCGGGCGACAAAGGAGCTGGCGCCCGGGAGGAAGCGGGCGAGCTCGTGCGCCCACTGCGTCCGGAGGTGCGCCGGCACGACGATGATAGCCGGGCGCGACTCTCTCTCGCAGAGGAGCGAGATAGCCGCTGCGGTCTTCCCGAGCCCCATCTTGTCGGCGAGCAGCATTCGGCGGACCACGCGCGCGGCGTTCCTGAACTTCGCCTGATGGGGTCTGAGCGGGAGACCGAGTTCGAGGGCTCCGGGGTTGAGGATGAACGTCTCGTCGTTCGCGGCCGTCGCCGCCGCCGCGACAATGGCGTCGTACTCACGCGCCATCGTGTCCAGGCGGTCCGAGGTCTCTTCCGTGAGTGACAGGGGATAGCGGGCGAGGACCCAGACTAGGTCTCGCGCGGCGCTCAGCGTCATGGGGAGAAGAATCGGTCGATGAGTAAACTGGCCGGCGGCGTGGTACGTCCGCCCCGTATCGAACATCGACCGGATCCGACTCATCACATGCGGCTCGGCGTCGATCACGAACCGCTTGCCATCGACAAAGATGCGACCATGCGTCACGTCGACGGTCCCTTCTGGCGCTCGGCCAGCGCCTGACCACGGCGGTCGGCGCCGTGGAACGGCACGAACTGACAAAGCCCCGAGAGGCGCGAGAGGGTCCGCGGTCCGAAGCGGTCTTTGAATCCGGACGGCGTGAGGTTCGTCGAGACGAAGACCGGCCGCTCATAGTCGAAGCGCACCGACAGGATGCGCTCCATCTTCGTCTCGGCCCACTCGGTCAACTTCTCGGCGCCGAGGTCGTCGAGGATCAGAAGCTGAGCCTTCTCGACGGCGACCGTCGCCGCCTCGGCCTTGTCGAAGTCCGACTTCAGGTGATCGAAGAACCGGTTCACGTTGACCCAGGTCGGCCAAATGTCGAAGCGCTCGAAGACGTGAAGCGCGAAGGCACGAAGCGCGAAGGTCTTCCCGACGCCGGTCGTCCCGTACAGGAGCACTCCCGGCTTCCCCGGAGTCCAGGACCGAAGCGTCGGCGACGGGATCTTCGCGAGGTCGAGCTCGCCGAGCCGTGACTCCGGGAAGAGGATCTCGTCGGCGAGGCGCGAGCGGCGCCGGGCCTTCGCCTCGGTCTCGATCCGCCGGCGCTCGACCTCGATCTCTTCCCGCTGTCGTTCTTCTCGTGCCGCTCTCTCCTTCTCGGCGCACGCCTCGTGCCCGACGCGGCGGATGCCGAACCGAAACTCCATCGGCTCGGGGACCGTCTCGCCCTGAGCGTTGACCCAGGTCGCGGGCTCGCCGCAGGTCTCGCAGTGCCCGAGCGGCTGCGTCTTCACGATTCTCATGGACTCCCCTCCATCGGCTGATCGTCAGCCATCACGAACTTGATCTCCTCGCCCTGGACCATGCCGCGGTCCCGGTCACCCCGGCCCGCCGTCGGCGAGCCTCGCCGTTCGAACTGCCCCTCCATCGCGCGGACGTGCGTGTCCGGCTTGAGCAGAAAGTCGAACGTCGCGACCCACGGAGGTCCCCCTCCCTTGCCGGGGGTCTCTCCGCGTCCGTGCGGCCACGCTGCGAAGCGTTTGACGACCTCCTCCCAGTAGGAGGCGTCGGGCTCGTCGGCGAGCCTGGCGACGGCGCTCCGCCATCGAGGCGAGCCGCTCTTGAATCGCTTCAGGTCTACCTGCGCGTGCATCGGCCCGGCGTGGGCGTTCCAGAGGGCGGCTAGCTCACGAGGTCCGAACGTGTGAGAATTGTCACCCGGGCTTGAGGCCGACGTACCTGTCCGTTCCGTACCGTCCGTCTCGTTCCGTACCGTTCCGTACCGTTCCGTAACGCCCGTGTCCGTATCGGACGCGTTACGTGCGCGTGCCGCGTCCGATACGTGCGCGGGAGTCTGCTGCATTTCCTCGGGTTCTGAGACGCGCTCGACGAACCCACGCTCGAGGAGTTCCGCGACGGCCGCGAGCAGATCTTTGCGCGAGATGTTCAAAGAACTGACAGCAATCCGCTCCTGAAAGGACGCGATGCTCGTCTGGAACGAGGCATTGCCGAGCACGTAGGTCCAGACGAGGAGCGTCAGGGGCCCTACTCCCTCGAAGCGGTCGTCGGCGTACCAGTTTCGCTCAAGCCGGATCCACGACGGGTTCTTGACGTCGTCGCGCGGGTTGTACTTCGCGAAGTTGGGGACTCGCAGTTTCAAGGCGCCGGCACCTCCGCCTTCGGCACAGGCGTGAGCGCAACGGGCTGGGCATGTCGCTTGGGATAGTCGAGGTGAATCTCGGCGCCGAAGGCGGGACCGGCCATGACGCCGTCGAGGGAGACGATGCGACCACGGAGCACGTCGGCGAGAAAGTGAACGTATGGGATCGCTTCGTCGCTACTGAAATCCGCCGCGTCTCCAGAGGGAGGGATCAGCTGACACTTGCAGCCAGTCAGCTCCCATAGCTGTTCAAAGGCGGAGTAGAGGTCTGCATTAGTCAGCTTCGGAAACGTCACGACGTCACCTCGGAGAAAACGGGAAAGGGAGCCCCCGCACCTTGCGTAAGGGCAAGCTGCGACACCCAACCCAGCGGCCGTGATGCGGGGGCAAGCGGCTCTCACCGCTATCGAGCAAACGTAAACTGGCGCATGAGTCGAGTGTCGCGCTTCCATCAAGCACGCATCGCGCGCGGCGCGGAACACCGTGAATCTTGTTCACGCGCACCGGAGTGACGCGAGAGGTCGCGCTCGGGATCGGGCGGGATCGGGCGGGATCGGGCGGGATCGGGCGGGAATGGGAGACATGCTCCGCTGAGCGAAATTGATATTTCCTCACGTCGGTCGTTTGACCTTGAACGAGCGCACCAGCGTTCATGGCGTCGCGCCGCCGTCGAGCAGCTCGTCGACCGCCGCCGCGACCTCGATCCCCGAGCGCATCGCCGCGTAGCCGCCGAGCGCGAGCAGCGCGACGAGGAACGCCCGGCCGAGCGCCGTCGCGCCGCGCCAGAGGACGAAGAGGATCAGCCAGTAGCCGCCGCAGGCCAGAAAGAGCATCGCGGCGTAGCAGGCGAGACGAAACGGAGCATCCATGCGATCGACCTCGGCCGCCGCAGATGAAGCGGTAGCCACGGCCGCGCTGGGAAGCGCGCGGAATTTAGGGGGAGTCGGGAATGAGGCCCCGCCGTGCTGGGACACGAGCGGGGCAGAGGCTGAAACTGAAAGGGCTGGGGACGTGATCGCTCAAGGCGCGATGCGCGTCAAGCGTCGTCGAGAAATTTTCTACTCGACCTTAAGAGTCCAGTCGCCGTCGGCAATCACTTCAAAGAGATAGTGATCGTCTGCGCTCGGCGTGAGAACGGACTCGCCAGAGTACGGGCCGATCTCGTTCGCGAGCGAAGAGACCGCGAGCTGGCCCGTTCGCGCCTCGAGAAGCCGGACGATGAAGTTGCTCTCGCCGGCGTGCGTCAGCTTCACCGTCTTGGGGCTCGCCTTTTTCATCGGGAATACGTCGGAGACGTAGGTCCCCTTTCCCTTGAGACTCGCGGGGATCTCGTCGACCGTCTTGGGCGCCTTCGTCTCGATGGTCCAAGCACCGTCGGCCTTCACCTCAATCGTGTACTTCGCGGTCGCCGGGATTGCCGTCACTGACTTGAGAGTCGCCGGCCCGATCTCGTTCGCGAGCGAAGATCCGACCTGCTCTCCTGCCCCGTCGAGAATGTGAACGATGAAGTTGCTCGCGCCATCGTGCGTCAGCTCGAACGACGCGCCGCCTTTGGCGAGACTCACGCTGCTGATCACCTTGTCGCCGGTGCCTTCGAACTCTTTCGCGTCCTGGTTCGCCCAGGTGTACGCGACCGGCTCGTCGTCGCCCTCGTCGTCGTCAGAGCCGTCCTCGTCGGTCGACGTGTCCGTGTCGGTGCCCAGCTTGTCCTTGTTCTCTTCCTCGGGCGGCGCGCCGCACGCGCCGACGATCAGAGCAGCCGCGAGAACCGTGATCAGAGAGCGCATCGGGAGATCCTCCGTGTAGGTGACGGAGGATCGGCAGGTAAACGCGTTGGCTTTAGCGGAAGGACCGCGCTCGGCGAGAATCAGCTACGGGCGTTGCCGTAGGCGGGGCCTTGACGCACTTCGCGGCGGCGGCGAAGCCTGTCACGCTTGGATTTCAGGACTTCTTCGGCGGCGGCTTCCGCGCGCCCTCGGCGGCGAGTTCCTTGATGCCGCGCGTCAGGCGCTCGGCGCGTTCGATCAGATCCGGGAGGCTCGCTACCTCGTCGTCCAGCGGCGTGAAGAACCAGGCGATCTCCTCGCCGATGAAGTCCGCGATCAGCTCGAGACGGCTCATTTCAGGACTGGGCCCGTCATCGTCGAGCCAGCCAGTGACCGCGGAAGGGACGACGCGGCAATGCTTCGCGAGGGCGATCTTCTTCAAGCCCTTGCGTTCTAGCGCGAGACGAAGCCTCGCCTTGAACAGTTTCTCGCCGCGCGTGCCCAAGTCGCTGACCCTTTGAGTTCCCAGCTCGGGGGTCGATCTCAGCCCGCTCGGCTCGTAGCACGCTGGCGCGTAGGCCGTGGAATTTCTGGCCATATTTCTCTTTATCCGAAAAATATTTGCTATGAGCTGAAATTCGGAATACGAATCTCGGCGTCGAGAAGTGCTGGCGTCGATGTCGGCTTGGGAAGGTCGGGCAGAGGCGCTGAGGCAGAAGCTGTTGGGGATTCGCGGCGAGGACGGCTGGGAACCGCTCTCGCACGTTGGAGGTTGCCGCGCCTGTTGGAGGGCGCGTCGACGCTCTTTCTCTCAAACGCCATGAAACGTTCAACGTCAAACGAGAGGAGCGCGACCGATGCAGGCCGAGACACTAGTTGCCGCCCCGCTGCCCTCTCGCCGTCGCCGCACCGCGCCGCCGCGTCTGACGCCTGAGGCCGTCGCCGACATCCGCGCGCGCCGCGCGTCCTGGGTCGGGCGCCTCGCGCCCACGGCCGCTCACCCTGACTCGCTCGCGACCATCGCCGGCGAGTACGGCGTCTCACTCTCGCTGATTTCGAAGGTCGTACATCAGCGAATCTACAAAATGCCGTACGGCGCCGGAGGCTCCCTATGAGCCGCGACGAAGTCGCCCGCCACTGGGCCGCCGCCACTCCGCTCGCCGAGATGATCCGTACGGCCCGCATCAAGGCCGGCCTCACGCAAGAGGGACTCGCCTCGAAGCTCGGCTACACGCTCGGCGGCGGGCGGTGGGTCGACCTCTGGGAGCGCGGCCTGGCCGTGCCGCCGCCTACCGTCGGCCCGCGCCTCTGCCCTCTGATCGGCCTTCACAAACGCGCCTTCTACGACGCGCTCCGCGCTCTTCGACCCACGGGAGTACCTCAGTGACTCAGCCCGCCTCTCAGCTTCCGGCCAACGTTCCCGCGAGCCCGGCGCCCGCCGCGCCGGTGCTCGCGCGGCCCATCGCATCGCCCCGAGAAATGATCGAGGCGCACAAGGCGACGGCCGAGCTCATCGACCAGGCACTCGACGAGAAAGTCGACTACGGGGTCGTGCCTGGCACGGACAAGCCGACGCTTCTCCAGCCCGGAGCTCAGCGCCTCTGCATCGCCTTCGGGGTCCGTCCGGTCTACGAGATCGTCGAACAGGACGTCGACCACGACCGCGAAGTCCAGTGGGTAAAGAAGAAGAAGTTCTGGAACAAAGCGACCCGGCAGTACGACGTCTCGACCGAGACGGGCACGAGCTTCGGACTCTACCGCTACGTCGTTCGTTGCCGGCTTGTCCGTCCCGACGGCCTCTGTCTAGGAGAGGCGGTCGGTTCGTGCTCGACGATGGAGTCAAAGTACGTCGATCGGCCACGCGACGCAGAGAACACGGTCCTGAAGATGGCGCAGAAGCGCGCGCTCGTCGGCGGCGTTCTGTCAGGCTTCGGCCTCTCGAACCGCTTCGGCGCCGAGGACGACGCTGTCGGTGATGACGCGCCGGTCGCGCCGGACGAGACCTTCCAAGGGACGGACCGCCAGGTCCGCCAGCTCAACGCCCACCTTCAGGACCTGAAGGTCGACCGCGCCCTCTGGCCGTCGATCCAGAAGGCGATGATGGGCAAGCAGGCGAAGGACGCGTCGGGTGTGATTGCGAGCGCGCGGGCTGGTGAGCCGGAACCGCAGGCAAAGTAGGACCCACTCAACTGAAACAGGAGACTTGGTACCCGTGGAGCACAAAGACTTTCAGATCGTAGTTCTGCAGCGCGGCTGGGTGATCGTTGGCCGGTTCTCGCAAACCGGCGAGGAGTGCACGGTGTCGAACGGCTTCGTGCTGCGCCGCTGGGGCACGACAGCGGGCCTCGGTCAGCTCGAGAACGGCCCTCTCAGCGAGACCAAGTACGACAAGATCCCGGAGACCAAGTTCCACGCCCTGACGGCTGTCTTCCGGATGAAGGTCGGCGGAGAGTGGGAATCTCTATGCTCGGCACGCTGACGAAGGCGGCCGATACCGAGTCCTTCGGCGTTCGAGTTGCCGGCTACGGCGACGGCTACGGCGACGGCGACGGCGACGGCGACGGCTACGGCGACGGCGACGGCGACGGCTACGGCTACGGCTACGGCGACGGCGACGGCGACGGCTACGGCTACGGCGACGGCTACGGCTACGGCGACGGCGACGGCTACGGCGACGGCTGGTAGGTCGTTTTCGGAAACAAAAATTTCAAAGCTGGGGAATTCACCCATGAACATGAACGAACTCGCCATCCGCATCGCCGCCGAGGAGGGGAAGCTGAAGAGCCTCGCGATCGGCCAGATCAAGGAGGTCGTCGGCCTGGTCGCTGACGAATGCGCGAAGAGCGACGACACGGTCGAGATGCTGATCAAAGCCGGCCGCCGCAGGCTCAAACTGGACGCGAAGAAGCCGACGACCGCGGCGTCGACGGCGGCGGCGCGGCGGAAGCGGGGAGCCCGCTGACCTTGGGGAGCAACGTCGCACATCCCGCGGTCGCCCTCGCCCGAGACACCTTGGACGCGCTTCGTCGTTACTCCGAGGTGCCCGACGAGGTCCCTTGCGGCGTCGCCGGCGACGACGTCGGCCGGGTCAAGTACACCCACGCCTGGGAGTACGTCGTCCCCGGCGTCACGTATGAGTTCCGGGGCCTGCCCGGCGTAGAGATCTATTCCAAGACGCCGTCTGGCGGCCGCGGCACGCATCCTGTCCGGTGCTTTCGGCTCGACGTCAGGGTGACGCCGCATAGCCGGAACCCCAAGGGCGATCTCCTGCCGATCGCTTGGTGCAAGGACCACGTCGAGGCTGAGCGGGCGATTGCTCTCTACATGCGCGGGGTCGATCCGAGTGACGCTCACAGAGAAGGAGCTGGCTGATGTCCAGCGCCGTGCAAGAAGTCTTGCAAGATCTCGAGGCCACGCGGACGAAGCTGATGACTTCGCTCAAGAAGCTGCTCTCGCCCTTTGGGCTGGAAGAAAAGCGAGTCTGGAGCACCTTCTTGTCGACCATCTACGGACAGTCCATGGTCGCACAGGGTCAAGCCGCTGCGCTGCTCGATACGCTACAGTCTCTCTCGACGCTCCCGCAGGACGCGACGAGGACCAGGGCTCCCTCCTTCACGAGCTCGTCTCGGCGGAAAGCTACGCTGCAAGCGCAGCTCCTCCTGGAGACCCTACAGGAACTGTCCTCGATACTTGGGGACGCGAGCTGGATGCCGTCCGAGGCGCAGGATGGATAATCGAGCGGCTCTACAACGGCGACACCCAGGAGGTGATCGCGCTCGAGCTCGGCGTCACGTCCTCCCGCGTCTCGCAGATTATGCGGACAGAGAAGCGGATGGCGCGGCGCATCCTCATGCTGACGACGGTCCTGCCGGAGTATCACGCCGATCCCGAGGCGTCGCTCCTCGAGATCGCATGGATCACGCTCTGACGTGCGAGCGTTGCGGCTGCGCCTTCCGGGGGCACCTGAACTCGAAGCGCTGCCCGCCGTGCCGTCGGAAGTTTCCATGCATCCCGACGTTCACTGCAGAGCAGGAGAGGACGGCGCGCCGGTGGGCCGGCAAGATCTATGGCCGCGAGCTCGCCGAGAAGGTCGGCGTGTCGCTCCCGACGCTGAAGCGGTGGGCAAGGGCTCACGGTGTCTCGACCAACGCACTCGCCTACAAGCCTGACGTGATCCGACGGGTTTGCGCGTACTACCTGAGGCACGGCAAGGCGAAGACCGCGAAGCGGTTCCCCGACGTCAAGGTCCGCTCGATCGTCGAGCGCTACCTGGCAGGCCTGACGACCGAGCGGCGTGAGATCCGCTGGACTGACGAGCAGCTAGTACGCGCGGCGAAACTTGCCGGCCTCGTTTCTCACGACGAGATGGCCAGGTACTTCAACCGGCCCAACGCGCACCGCGGTTCGATCACGTCGCTCTGGGCGAAGCGCTTTAGGATGGGCGGCGGGAACCTCAACGGCCTCGCCTGGGACGTGGCGAAGCACCTCGTCGTCAACTACGCGCCCGCGA